AATTGGAGATCTCCCCCGCCGCCCGTCGCCGTAACGGTCCCCTGCATGTGGGCGGTGGTGCCGTTGGAGGCGTAGATCCGGAAGTGGGCGGCCGTGCCGGTGGCGTCGGCCGACGTGTCCTCCCAGGTGCCGGACTTGGCCTTCTGCCCGCTGGCGGCGGCGGCCATCCAATCGGAGGGCAAGGACAGCGTACACAGGACCGTCCCGGCGTCGGCCGCCGCCACGTTGGCGGGCACGGCCCCGCTGCGGATCTTCAACACGGCCGAGGTGCCGATCGTGCTCTCGATGGCGTCGAGCCGCGCGTTACGCACGGCCTCGCTGAACTGAATGGCCAAGGATCACCCCCTTCTGGATAGGACGTAACGGCGGAAGTAGTCGGCCCCCGCCGCGGGCCCGGGCGGCGTCTCGCCCCCGGCCGCGGCGAGCGTCGGGGGCGGCAGAGTGACCGAGGCTTCGGCGGCCACCGGCGCCGCCGCGAGGGCGGCCAGGATCACGCCGGCCAGCGTCGCCGAAGACTGCCCGGCCACGGCGGCGGCGCCGGCCGAGGCGAGCGTCGGGGCCGTGGCGACGGCCGCCGACGCCCCGGCGACGGCCACGGCACCCGCCGCCGAAAGTGTGACCGCGTCCAGTGTAACCGAAAGCGTGCCGCTGGCGGAAGTGCTCGAGCCGGCCTGGAGCGTCGGGGCGGCCAGCGTGCCGGCCAGCGCACCGACGACCGGCGCGGCCCCCGCGGCGGACAGCGTCGGGGCGGGCGTGGCGCCGCCGCCGGCGCCGACGACGGGCGCGGTGCCCGCCGAGACGGTGGCCACGAAGGGCACGGTCAGCGCCAGCGTCCCGACGACGGGGGCGACGCCCGCGGACGACAGCGTGGCGGCGGCCAGGGTGATCGAGGCGGCCCCGGCGACGGCGGACGCGCCCGCCGAGGCCAGCGTCGGGCCGGGCAGCGTCGGCGCGGCGGCGCCGGCCACGGCGACCGTGCCGGCCGAGGCGGCCGTCACGTTCGGCGCCGTCGGGGAGGCCGCCCCCGCGACGGCCGCGGCGCCCGCGGACGCGAGCGTCGGGGCGGCGAGCGTCACGGCCAGCGTGCCGGCGACGCCCCCGCCGCCGCCGCCCGCCGTGCCGAACAGGTACGCCCGCCGCGACCAGCGCCTCAGCGTGTCGGGGTGGCCGCGCAATCCCTGCTCGTACAGCCCCCGCAGTTCGGCGGCGCCCAGGGCGCGGGAGTACAGCCGCACGTCGGTCGCCCGGCCGTCGCAGGCGTGCCCGTCCTTGGCGCGACCTATGCGGAACTTCGTGGAGGCGACACCTAGGCTAGACATTGTCGCCGGACTGACGAGCGGCCCGCCCGAGGGTGGCCATAGATACAGGAGGTTGGTCCCCGCGCCCGTCCGAATCAGCGCCGCGAAGTTCCACGCCCCCGCGACCACCCCGGCGACGGTCGTGTCGGCGCCGTTGCAGTCGGCGTGCAGCGTGCCGCCCGAGTCGCTGTAGACGCGCACGTCCTGGGTGATGGAGGCCCCGTTGTTGGTGTCCACCCACACGAAGTAGTTGACCAGGGAGTTGGGGCGGAACCAGAACGTGCAGCTCAGGGCGGACAGCGGCGCGTAGTCCGCCTCGACGAACTGGTCGGAGGCCCGCACGAAGTCCAGCGAGGCGAAGGCGTTCGGGCCGGGCGCCCACGCCGGGCCGTTGTTGAGCGCCCCGTCGTACTTCCTCTTCAGGTCGAACAGCGTCCCGCCGCCCTGGTTGTTCGGCAGCGGCAGCCACCACGAGATCAGGCCCTCGTTGAGGGGGTGGCCGGCGACCGGGTTGCCCAGATCGACGTAGCGGCCCAGCATGCGGCCTCCTTACGTCGAGGTGGCGTAGACGGGGGTGTAACGCCCTTGACAGGTAGCGTACAATGGGGTCAATAGAATCCCCCATTCAAGGGCAGCGCTAGCATGCCAGCGTTCAAAAACATTGCAGGGCAACGGTTCGGTAGGCTCGTCGCCCGCTCGCACGAGAGTGTCCTCGTGGGCAAGCAAAAGCGCACCGTCTGGTCGTGCGATTGTGACTGCGGCAACACCGCCCGCGTCCTTGCCGCCAACCTCAGTCGGACGGCCAGTTGCGGATGTCTCAACTCCGAAGTACTCGCCCGGAGGAACAGGACGCACGGCCGACGCCGCACGCGCCTGTACGGCGTCTGGGCAGGGATCATAGCGCGATGCACCTACCCGTCCCAGCAGAACTATCACCTGTACGGCGGCCGGGGCGTCGTCGTATGCCCGGAGTGGCGGGCGTCGTTCGAGGCGTTCGCCGTCGCGGTCGGCGACCCCCCGAGCGGCGAACACTCCATCGATCGCATCGACAACAGTAAGGGCTATGAGCCGGGCAACGTCCGCTGGGCGACCAAGGAGGATCAGGCCAACAACAGACGCAGCAATCGCATCCTCGAACACGGCGGCCGACTCCTTACGCTCGCGCAGTGGTCCCGCGAGACGGGCATCCCCGCCTCGCTCATTTTGGACAGAGTCTTCAAACGTAAGTGGACGGTCCATGATGCCTTGACCAAGCCTCCCCGCCCCATCAAGTTGAAGTCGCGAAAATAGGGGTGTAACGGTAGGTGTGGTTGCCCGCCGTGGAGTTCAGGTTGACGCCCGTGTTGTGCGCGACGAACAGGGCGTACTTCCTGGGCAGCGATCCGCCGAACACCTGGGCCGCGTCGAACTCGTAGGGGTAATCGCGGTCGGAGGTCGTCGCGTCCACCGGCAGCACGGCGGCGAGTTTGGCGAACCCGTCACGCACGCCGGCGCTCGTGACCGTCTCGGCCGAGGGCGTGCCGTCGAACACGTCGGGCCAGTTGGTGCCGTCGTTGCTGGCGACGAGGTAGATGCGTATTTCCGTGTTGATCGTGGGCGTGGTGCCGACGCGGACCTTGCCGTCGTGGCGGTAGCTCAGCGCCAGCTCCGTCGCGTTGTCCACGACGAACCATTCGTACCCGGCTATCCACGTCGAGGAGGACGCGAGGGACGTCAGGCCGCCGCTGCCGGCGGTCGTCGTGCCGTAGGCGGTTTTTATGGCTGCCACGAGCCGTCCCTCACGGTAGGTTGCGGGCCGCGTCCACGTCGAAGGCGGTCAAGACGAAAGACTCGCCCACGTTCGCGGCGGTGATCGCCGGGGAGGCGTCCGAGCCGGTGCCGGTGCTGAACAACTTCTGGGCGCGGGTGGCCAGTTTCTTCCAAAGAATCAAAAGGGCCGCCCGCGTGTTGACGCCGCCCGCCCCGCTGAAAATGTCGTCGAAGAAGGCGCGGTTGTCCGCGTCACTGGGGTCGGCGCCGCCCGCCGCGTTGGTCAGGGTGATCACCGTCTGCAGGCGGGTGTGGTTGAGGCTGGTCAGCCCCGCCAGTTCCGTCCCGTTGAGCGCCCTGGCGATCTCCGACAGCGGCACCGCCTTGCGCCAGATCGTCCAGGCGGGGGAGGCCGGCAGGTTGTAGGCGGCGGCGACGGCGGCGTGCCCGTCGCTGTTGTTGGGCTGCGCCGACAGGGCCGGGTCGGCGTCGATGCTGGCTTTCAGCGCCTGAAGCTGTGCGGTCGTCAGTGCCATCGGGGTGCCTCCTCCCTCGATGATAGCCGATTGGTGGACGGAAAACCACGCCCGCTCAGGGGTCGCCCAGCGAGCTGAACGTTATGCCGATCATGTAGACCGAATTGCCGGAGTTGGGCGTGTACGTCGCCGGGGCGTGCGAGCCGGGCCACGTCGCCGGCAGCGCCCCGTAGGAGCCGGTCGCGTACCAGCCGACGCCCTGCGGCCCGCCGGGGGTGGTCGAGCCGAGCAGCCCCCACACCTGATTCGAAGACGCCGCGCGCACCTGGATGGTCACGTTGTCGCCGGTCAGGACCAGCCAGTAGAGCTTGTTCGCCTCGAACGCCACGCCGCCCGTGCTGGCGAACAAAACTCCGGCCGTGCTGGCGTCTATGTCGCCCGAGTCGTACAGCTTCGCGTCGGGCCGCATGTCGTCGTCGGCGAGGTTGGAATAGATCCCCAGGCGGATCGAGGCGCCGGGGATGCTGGTGCCCGTCGTGACCCCGATGGCGTCCGTGACGGCGGGCCGCGCGCTGACGAAGGGGAAGGCCCACAGCTTGCCGACGCCGCCGACGGAGAGGAAGCTCGAGGTCTGCACGTCGGTCGGGTGCCCGGCGTGGTAGTAGACGCCGGTCGTCAGGTAGTAACGCTCGTACTTCCACGTCACCTCCTGCACGGTGGAACTGATCTGTAGCTGCTCGTTGGCGCCGGTGTTGAGGATCGCGATGCCGATGCCGGTGCCGGCCTGGATCTTGCTCGAAAGGTGGCCCGTCGTCGTGTCGTTGGCCGACACCTTGACGTACACGTCCTCCGCGACGGCGGCGCGGCCGATCGGCCGCCAGCGGGCGCTGGCCGGGTCGTACCAGCAGACGACGCCCTCGCCGGGGGCCAGCTCGTAATCCACCAGATCGGGGCAGGCGAAGCGGTTGGCCTCGTCGCTGTTGGCGTCCTGGTGCTTGAGGATGAAATACACGTCCTCGGTGACGTTCTCGAAGACGACCACCTGGCCGCTGCCGGTGTCGGGGATCGGGGCCGCGCCCGTGATCTCGCACTCGCCCAGGGCCGTCTCGGCACTCAGGCGGACGACGACGCGGTCCTTGCCCGTGGCGGCGGGCACGCGCAGCGATAGATTGTGGGCCTGACTGGTGGATAGGGTGATCGTGTGGTAGTGCCACCAGACGCCGTCGAAATACTTGACCGGGTGGTCATAGATCGTGTAGCCGTCGCCCTGCCAGATGACGACGTCGGTGACGTTGATGACGACGTTGTTGAAGTTGAACGTCACGTCGTAGAAGTTGAGGACCGAGTTGAAGTAGTTGACGACGACGTCGTAATAGTTGATGACGTCGCCATCGTAGTTGTTGACGTTGGAGTAAGTGAACCGCCAGCGCTCGGCCGCGCCGCCCTCGTGCGCGTCCTCGGACGGCCAGAAGTGACAGATCGCGGTGCCGTCGGTCGGGACGGCGACGTTGTCGTTGACCTCCTGCGCGACGCCCGCGACGCCGTCCGTCACCGTCACGGCCTCGGCGCCGACGTGGGCGATCTGCTCGAAATGGTACAGCGCCGGCCCCGGCCCCTCCGCGGTGTAGAGGGCCGTGACGCGGCCCCAGACGCCCTGGAGATCGCCGGCCATGCCGGGGTGTGCGATGGCGCCGCCGCCGCCCTGTTCGTCCACGGGCCGCGACACGGCGTCGTCAATGCGCTGCAGCTCGCCCGGCGGCATCTCGCCGTCGTTGAGGCGTCCCCATTCCGGTCGGTCGGCGCGGTCCATGACGCCATGATAGCATCCGTTCACTTGCCGGACGAACCGGAAAGGTCGCATAATTCGCCTGCCCAGACGAGAGGACGCATCATGAGAAGGCTGCCGGCTGTCGTGGCGTGCTTCGTGGCCCTGGCGCTCGCGGCGGGCTGCGCGGACAAAACGAAAATCTACACGCGGGACGAACTGCGTAACGCCGTGATCGGCAAGAGCGTGGAGGACGTGCGGCGCATGATGGGCGACCCCGACGGCGTCGAGACGGGCGACCCCGACCCCGACCGTGGGTATCTGATCTACAAGCGGCGCACGAAGGACGACAGGGGCGCGGTGGACGCCGCGGTGTTCGTCTGGTACGCGCGCGGGCGGGTCAACGAGGTGACGTGGTAGTCTCAGCCCTGGTCGGGGCGGAACAGGTCGGCGAAGTCCACGAACTGAAAGGCCGCCCGGCCCTCCGGCAGGTTGCTCACGTCGGGCTGTTCGCCGTCGCAGGAGAACACCCAGTAGCGGCGCTTGCCGTCCTTGACCCTGATGATCGCCTCCCACCCCATGAACAGGCCCGTCACCGGGTCCTTGTTCGGCTTGTAGATCATGGTGTAGCTGACGTCGGCGATGCGCTGGCCGAACGCGCTCCGGTAGTGGCGGACCTTGGCGTCGGAGAACAGCAGGGTCGCCGTCGGGTAGCCGTCGAAGGCGCCCTTGTTGACGCCGTTGAGCGCGGCCTGGATGCCGGCCCACGGTATGCCGGCCAGCGGCACGGCGTGCCAGACGTAGGTGATCACCAGCCGCGCCACCGTCATGGGCCAGCCCACCGGGATCGGCTGGGCGACCGGCTCGCCCGCGCCCCTGAGGTACTTCATGAAGCCCTGACGCATGCTGACGGTCTGGGCGCCGTGATCGACGCTCTTGGTTACGTACCGCGTCAGGGACCAGCCCCGCCTCAGGCAATCCCCCTCGTCGGGCTGATCCGGCGCGCCGATGAGTCCGTACAGCGGGCCGGTCTGCGCCAGGACCGCGGCGTCCTCCTTCACGTCGTACGGGAGAGTCTCCCACACGGTCTGATAACGCATCCACGCATACTCGGTACGACCCTCCGCGTCCATGCCGGCCGGCCTGCTGCAAGGCTCGGCGGCGGGGACGCTCGTGCAGTACAGGTAAGGGGCGGACTCCAGGTTGTCGGGCGTCTCGCTGGCGGCGAAGGCGGCGGGCGTCTGGCGGTTGATCCATCGCCTCGTCGCGCCGGCCGATCCCAGCGCGTCCGTGCTGACGTAGGCGCAGCCCAATAGCGCGAGCGACGCCTGGGTCAGGTCCGCGTGCGTCAGGGGCTGGCCCCTGACGTACAGCGACCGCTGCACCTGGCTGTTCTCGGTCGCCCAGCGGTACACCGGGGACTTGCGGTCGCCCGAGTTCTCGTAGAAGTCGATGCCGTTGATGACGGGCATGGTTCACCTCAGCGGAACGGCACGACGACGCGGTCCCCCGGCCCCTGGGGGTTCTGTAGAACGCCGAGGATCGCTTCGAGGTTTTGCAACTGCGTCCGGAGGATCTCCGTCTGCACGTCGTCGGTGTTGAGTGCCGCCATCTGCGCCCTGTCGTGGAACTGCTCGGCCGTGCCCATCTGCGCCTGCGGCAGGCCCGCCAGGCTGCGCTTCATCGCGCCGTCGTCCTTGACCCACCCCCTGTCCTTCATCTGCTCCATCAGCCAGGCGCCCGGCCCCAGGACGGCTGCCACGGCGGTGTTCTTGCTCACGGCGCCCGACGGCACCGCGGCGGCGACCTGCTGCACGGTCCGGCTGGCGACCTCCAGGGCCGGCAGCACGTTGCTGCCGATCCGGGCCATGAGCAGGTCCATGCTCCCCTGGAACGTCGCCGCGGCGGCGGGCGACGCCTTGGCCGCCACGCCCAGGAACATCCCCTCCGTGGCGGACACCGCCGCCCGGAACGTCCCCAGCGCCCCCGAGGCGGCGCGGGCGGCGCGGGCGAACTGCTCCATCGCCGACGGCCCCTGCCCGGCCGCCGCGGTTTCCGCCGGCGTGGCGGCGGGCGCGGGGGCCTGTGCCGCCGCGAGCTGCGCCAGGCCCTGCGGCGACGCCTGCCGCGAGGTGTCCGCGTGCATCCGGGCGACGTCGGCCCGCAGCCCGCCTATCTCGTGGGTCGCGGGCGTCGCGGCCGGGGCCGGCCCCGGCGCTTCGGCCTCCCTGGCCTCCCTCCGCGCCTGCACCCTCGCCCGCACCCTCGCCCGCATCTCCTGCATCTCCCTATCTCTCTCCTCGCGCTCCTGGCGCAGCGCCTCCGCCGACTCGCGCCGGCGCGCCTCGACGTCGTCCTTGTGCTGCTCCTGCCACGACGCGGCGGACGCCTGCGTCTGGGGCGTTTCGGGCGGCGCCAGCATCGTCGCGCGTGCCTGCGACCGCTGCTCCGCGGCGGCGCGCAGCATCGTCTGCGGCACCTCCTTGAGCTCGCGGGCCGCCTTCAGCAGCGTCTCGGACGCGATCTTCAGTGCGTCATCCGCCATCGTCCGCCCCCTTCCTCATGCCCTGGGCGTGCGCCTTCGCCGCCCACGCCGACGCCTCGCGGTGCGGCAGCCCGCGCCGGACGGCCAGGTCGCGGAGGTAGTCCAGAGGCTCGTCGCGCGGCTCGGGCCCGAAGGCCGGCTCGCCGCGGTCGTCGCGCTTCCAGAACAGCACGTCGAGGACGTAGGCGCGCTTCATGGCCAGTATCTCGCGGCGGGACTTCAGCCAGGGCTCCCCGGCGAGCAGGACGAAGACTCTGTGGTGGAAGGTGAGGGGGTCGCCGGCGCTGCGGACGACGATGCTTCCGGCGCCGCGAACAGGTTTGGGAAATCGCGCCTCAGCACCCTGCCGGCCAGTTCGTCCCACGCGGGGCGGTCCCTGCGGCGCAAGGCGGCGAGCTTCTCCCTGGTGACGGCGCGGCAGTTGGCCTTGCCGGCCAGCAGGATGAGGTATTCGGCGAGCCCCTGGTCGGTGGTCAGAAAGGCCAGCGACAGGCCGCCGCCGAAGGCGAAGCGGTTGCCCTCGACGTGCTCGACGTGGACGTCCAGCGCCGCGTGATAGGCCGCGGCGGCGACGCCGGCCTTCATCGTCTCCAGTTGGTTGCGCGCCCAGCGCTGGTGCTCGGCCTGGAAGCGGAGTTCCGTCTCCAGGTCGCAGGCGGCGAACGCCCAGGGCTGCTCGCCCTCGCGCGGGAACTCGACGGCCTCGTCCAGGAGCAGATCGGCGTCGGACATTACGTCTCCCCGGCCATGACGTACCGGCCGTCGCTCTGGAATCGCAGCGTGACGGGCTGCAGGCCGGGGATGTTGAAGTCGTGGGAGACGTCCTCGAGCAGCAGGTTGCCGAACTGGGCCGTCGGCCCGGACAGCCCGGCGGGGAAGACGTCCACGGCGTACCAGTTGCCGCTGGTCAGGCTCAACGGCGAGGCGAAGGGGTTGTTGTCCTCGTCGAACGTGGCGCTGACCAGTTCCAGCGTCCCCTCGCGCAGATCCGGCGTCTTGGTGACGAAGCCCCCGACGACGTCGTACGTCGGGTTGCCCGGCATCCCCTCGCTGTTGGAGACGTTGAGCGCCGGCGAGCGGTCGCCGACGCGCACGCGCTGCACGGCGTACGCGACCCCGTTGATCGTCACCTTTACGTCCGCGCCTCGTCGCATGGGCATGGCGGGGCCCTCCCGATTAGACCGTGGATCGGCCCGCGCCGACGGTGATGGTGTTGGTGCCCGCGCTCGAGCCGTTGCTGACGACGACCTTGCCTATGTCCGCGCCGAACGGGTTCGTAACGGCGGTGTCCGAGGCCCAGACGAACCCCTCGGCGCTCGCGCCCGTCAGGCTCGCGCTGTTGCGCCCCAGGTCGAGGCTCAAAATGGGCGTGCCGTCCTCCTGCTGGAACTGCACGCTAGCCCGCCGCGTCTGGGCGACGGCCACCAGCATCAGCGTCGAGGACTCGCTGTCGAAATCGATCGTCTCCTGCTTGTCCACGACCACCGCGGACGTCGCGACCGGCAGGTTGTCGCCGGCGCCGCCGTCCAGCGCCAGCGCGTTGACCGTGACCGTGCCCGTCATGCCGCGGCGGCAGCCGCCGTCCCAGAACACGTCATAGGTGCCGCTCGTCTGGCCGTGCCCGGCCGTCAGCGTCACCTCGCCCGTGTTGTCGTCGGTGCGCGTGGAGAGCACGCCGGCCGAGCCCGCGGCGAGCGTGGTGGGTTGGCCGTTCGTTTCGCCGACCACGTCGCGCGCGTGCGAGCCGCGGAAGGTGACGCCCGCGATGCTGCCGCTGAAGCTGATCGTCCGCACGGTCATGCAGCACCTCTCAGTCTGACCACGTCCACTTCCACGTCCGTAGCGCTCACGTCCCAGCCCACGGCGAAACTGCCGCGGTCGAGGAACACCCCCGCCGTCGCCCGCACGTCGAGCAGCACCTCCCCGGCGACCGCCAGGCCCGACGGGCTGGCGTTGAGGGCCGCCTGCACGGCGTCCTCCCACGCCGAGAGCGTGGGGAGGTTGGCCGCGTTGTCGCGGTTGCCGGGCGTCCACACGACCACCTGCGCCCGCACGGTGTGCAGGTCGTGCAGCGAGTCGAAGCGTACGAAGTCCTTCGGCCGCTGGTCGGCCGCCACGGTGAATTGCGTGTTCGCCGCGCCCGAGCCGTCCTCCTGCAGGGGCTGCTTGCCCTTCGTGACGGGCACGCTGACGCCGGCCAGCTCCAGGGCCAGCGCCTGCGTCTTCGTCACCAGCGCGTCGAGGACCTCATCTATCACGCCTGCACTCCAGTCGGAACCGCCGCCCCCGCGACTGCTTCTGGGCGGACTCGACGTGCCAGACCGCCCCGCCCTCCTCGGCCACCTTGTTGCCCTTCGTCGGCTCGACGCCGCCTAAGTGATCCGCCCACAGATGGAAGCGGCAGAACGTCGCCTCCGTCATCGCCGGGCTCGTCGTGACCTCGCGCTTCTCCTCCGCGCTCTTCCAGGCGTAGGGGACGACCTTTTCCGCCGCGACGCCAGCCGCCAGATAACGCAGGGTGACGGTGATCGGGTCCTCGAGGTCCTCCCAGGAAACGCCCCAGTCCATCGCCCACCTCTACATCACTTGCCTCGTGCTGATCGAGTAAGGCGAGAGGCTGTTGATCAACTGCTGCGTCTCGAGGATGCCCTCCCGCGCCGCCTTGATGTTGTCCATCAGCCCCGCCCGCCACGCCACCCTGCTGACGCTCTCGCCGTCGAGGGAGTAATCCTTTTGCGGGTTCAGGGCGTCGGCCAGCAGCGCGCCGTTCCAGCTGGCGATGAGGTCCAGCGCGTCGGTGATCTGCTGCTGCAAATCGCTCTGGAGGCTCACGGCACGCCCTCCCGCTCACGCCTCGTTGGTGGCACCAAAAGTAAATCTGGGCTCCCACACCCACGGGCGGCCGATCTCGCGGGCGACTTTGATCAGCACGATGTCACGCCGGACGTCCTCGCTGGACAGCGGGGCCTCGCGGCTCTCGAACGGGATGATTTGCCGGTAGCGGAACGTCTTCTTGAAATTGCCCGCGTACCAGCGCTCCACCGAGTTCGCGGCCGACACGCCCGAGGCGACGAGCAGGTTGTAGTAGAGCATGGGAAGCTCCACCGGCTCGATGCCCGGCAGGGGGCTTTCGCTGCGGCGGATCACCGTCTGGTCGGTGGTGCGCGTCTCGACTTCCGTGGCGCGGGTGATCGTCAGCAGGCTCAGGTAGCGCTGCGGCATGACCGCCACCTGGATCGGCTTGGGAATGTCGATCTCGAAGCCCGTGCCGGGGTCGCGGTTCGTGGCGAGCGTCTGGGTGGCCGTGTCGATGTTCGTGTAGCTGGTCAGCGGCAGCGACCCGAGGCTGTTGACGTAGTTCGCCGGGATGAAGCCCGCGGTCTTGAGGTAGGTGTTGGCCGTGACGCCGTCGCGGGAATAGGTGTTGGTGATGCCCAAAAACACCTTGGCACAGGCGATCTCCTTCAGGCGGCGGACGGCCGTGCCGGCGTTGGTCGCCATCTCCTGAATCTTGCCGGTGCGGTCGTAGATCAGATCCAGCTCGTTGATCTGGATCACGTTACCCCGGCGCTGGTTCTCGGGGATCGAGACTTTCGTCTCCTTGAGGCCCACCGTGGGGTACGCCTCGCCCATGTTGAGTTCGTCGCCCGCCTCGCCGTCGTTCATGACGCCGATGGCGGAGCCGCCGCTCATTTTGCTGTCTTCGTGCGTGAACAGCTCCTCGGCCTTGAAGGCCGGCTGGACGTAGGCGTCGAGGATCAGCGCGTCGAGCAGGCCCGCCACGGTGGCCGAGAACGCACTGATGTTCGAGAAGTGCGAGGGCAACACGACGTGGCCCTCGGCCTCGGTCAGGCCCAGCATCTGCGAGCGGTACATGGCCATCGGCATGTCGCCGTCGGACATGCCCCTGGGCTTGAAGACACGCCACAGCTCGCCGAAGCTGACTTCCTTCGGGTCGAACTCGCGCGCGTCGCGGTCGATCGTCGGCTCGCCGCCGGGGCCCTCGGTGATGCCGAGCATCCGCCGCAGGGTGCGCTTGTAGCCGGCCACGCCCGACGCCGCGGGGTTGTTCTTCACGTCGGCGTTCATCGCCTGCTCGAACAGGCTCGTGAACTTCTCGCCGCGTATCGCCATCGCTGCCTCGCTTTCGCTCTCTGGTGCAAATCGCCCGAAGGGGCGGGCGCTCAGGCCGGGGCCTGCGCGCCGCTGTGGACGGTGCCGAGCACGGAGGCGATCTCGACCTCCAGGAACACGTCGCCGATCGCGGCGGCGCGGGCCAATTTGCCGATGGCGAGGTTGGCCGTGGCGACGACGACGACGATCTGGTCGGCCATGCCCACGGCCAGGCCCGCCCCCGTGCCCTCGATGCCGACGAAGGCGCCCGCGTCGCTGGCGGCGAGCAGGGCCACGCAGGGGTAGCGGAAGACGCCCTGGGTCGCCACCAGCACGTCGCGCGTCTCGCCGGCGCGCTTCTGGTCGATGGCGACGCCCGCGAACACGTCGTGGGCGGCCTCCTGGTTCTGCGCCAGCGTACCCGCGTCGGCCATGCTGCTGACGCGGATGACCTTGTTGGAGGCCATCACGAGGAAGTCGCCGGCCTTGATCTCCGCCGCGACGGTGCCGGGGAAACGCTTCTCGTTGGCGTGCCCGCGGATGTGGCGTGCATAGTTGTACAAGCTATCCGGGATGATCCACCTCTCTCCGGCGTGAGCCGGGTTTAACGTTCAACACGCGGGAGGCGTACCTGCCGTTCCGCCATGCGTCCTTGAGGTTCTGACCCACCGTGCCCCAGTACAGGTTGTCGAGGTGGTTGTTCGTGGGCTCGTCATCCCTGTGCAGCGCCCACAGCCCTTCGGGGCGGGGACCGACGAACGTTTCGAGGACGAGGACGTGGACGGAAATCTGGATGATCTTCCCGTCGGTGCGGGTGAGCCGGACGTGGTAGTAGGTGCCGTACCGTTGCAGCTTCAGCAGGCGTGGCGTCGCTTTCAGGCCGCCGTGTCCGCGCCTGCGGTAGCTGCGCACCTGCCCGGAATCGGACACTTCGTAGCCGGGAAAGTCGGGGATGGTTCGCCACATACTCAAAACCATTTGTGTGGGCACAAATCTGTTTGTGGTGTGCGCGCGTCAGGCACCGCTCACCTCTCTGTTCAGTTGGAGTGCAGCCACTTCTTTCGCGCGGCGGGGTCTTGAGGCGGCACGTCCTTGGCCGCGGACTGCGGAGGCGGCGGCCCGCCCGGCGTGGTGGCGGGCTTGACGTACCGGGCGTCCGCCAGGCGGCGCTGTACTTCCTGCTCCACGAGGCCGGCGTGCTTCTCGTCGCGCCGGGCGAGCGCCTGCTCGACGAGGTTGCCGACCATCTTCGCCAGCCTCTGCTCGGACATGGGCGGCGGCGCGTCGCCTTCGGCGGGCGCGGCCGGGGCTTCGCCGGGGGCGGGCGTTTCGGCGGCGTCAAGGATGGCCTCGATCTTGGCCATCTTGCCGGCCTTGTCCAGCGACGTGTCCGTGACGATGGCGCTGATCATCTCGCACATCGCGTTGGTCATGCGCGCGGCGGGGTCCGCCGGCGCCTCGCCCTCGCCCTCGTCTTGCTCGACCAGGCTGCCGGTCGCGGCGCGGTCCACGAGGTCAAGGCTCGCGACGCGCGTGACCTGCTCGACGAAGCGTTTGCGGCCGTCCTGCCGGCCCGTGCCGTCGGCGACGATGGACGTGCCGTAGTAGGGCGCGCCCTTCGTGTACGCCTCGATGATCTGGGCGCAGTCCTTGTGCGAGCGCATGAAGTGCAGGTCGCCGCGCACGCGCGGCCTGCCGTCGTGGTCGTGCTCGACGACGCGGACGTTCTGGGCGTGGCCGAAGCGTTCGTCCACGTCGCGGGCCTTCTTGCCGACGCGGTGATTGACGTACACGTCGCGGCCCTCCAGGAGGGGGACCAGCGAGCGCATCGCGTCGAGACTGTATTCGTTTCCGTTGGTGCTGACGGGGCCGTGCAGGACGACGTTCTTGAGGACGTCCCCCTCGACGGCGACGTTCTGTTCGGTGAGGAAGACGTCGCGGAGGTGCATGTGCATGGCGGCTGCTCTCTGTGGTGTGGGCAGAGAGAGAGCAGCTACAAACGAAAAGATGAGCATACGCTTCGTTTGCGCTGCTCATCTCTCGGGTCCGGTGATCAAGCCGGACCCTTGCCTGAACATAAGTGTAGCTAACAGGCGAAAGCGATGCTATGCCTTTGGCGAAGAATTTTCTCCGTCGAGTTCGGCCAGTAGTTCGCTGAAGGCCGGCTCCTCCAGTTGCGCCAGGATGGCGTCCACCTCGGACTGCGCGTCCTCGTCGGGCGCGTCGCCGTCGGCGCTGGCCGCGGCGCGTTCGATCGCGGCGTACAGGATGGCCTCGCGGACTTCCTCGGGGCTGGTCATGGCCGCTTCTCCACGACGGACAGCCGGGCGGCCGGCACGCCCGCGCCGGGGAGGTAGAACGCCGTCGGGTCCATGACGGCGCCGGCCTGGTCCTTGTAGGCGTCCACGCCCGCGTCCGCCAGATCGACCTTGATGAGGACCATCTTGCTTTCGGCCCCCGTCTGGGTGCCCGCGTCGAGCTGGCTGCGCCACACCTCGGCGCCTTCCTCGCTGCCGCTGAGGAACACGCGGCCGGACCCGTAGGCCAGTTGATGACCCTCTCTGGCCTGGCCCCCCGGCTTCAGCCCGTCCTTCAAGACGGCCTTCAGGTGCTTCTTCGGCACGAGGTGATAGGCCGCCTTCGGCGTCGCGGGCAGCTTCCGGGCGGGCGCGGCCGTGACGACGGGTTCGCCGCCGATGCCGCCTTCGCTGATCACGTCCCAGCCGGACGCCCGCAGCGCGTCCGCCGCCGCCTTCGGGTCGCCGTCGAAGTCGGAGAACGTCACGACCTCGCGGTCCCTCTCCGTGACGACCGAGCGGGCCTTGACCTTCTTCCTCACGTCCTTCAGCTCGGCGGGCGGCCGGGAGTAGTCCGGCAGGGCCGCCGCGCCCGCGGGGTGCCTGGGCAGCGGCCCCGACGCCTCCGCCTTCGCGCCGGGGCGCGGCGGGCGGCCGTCGTCGCCGGCCTGTCGCGAAAGCAGCGCGGAGGCGAGGCGGTCGTCGAGGTTGCCGTGAGGGTCGTCGAGGTCGGAGACGCCGACGTGATCCAGCACCCGCTCGCGGTCGGCGCCGTCCAGGCCGTCGATGATGCCCTTGACCTTCGCGAGCATCTCGGGCCTGCCGGCCGCGCCGCCCGCGTGCGCCTCGTAGGCGTCGAGCACGGCGTCGATGGGGTCGGCGGCTGCCGGCGGCGCCTGCTTCTTCGCGGCGGGCTTCTCGGCCTGAGGCGGCGGCGCGTCGTCCGCCGGCCTCGGGCCCGCCTTCGCCAGCGCCCGCTCGGCCACCTTCTTCGCCAGTTCCGCCTTGGGTCCGCTCGCTTTAACGCCCAGCTCCTTCTTCAGCGCGTTTATCTGCGGCACCGTCAGGCTCATCACGTCCTCGACCGCGTCGCGCACGGCCTCGGGGGTGAGCTTCGACGGGTCGGCCAGAAGCGCACGCAGCTTGCCGCCCGCCTGGGCCGGGTCGGCCTTCGCCTTCGCGTGCCGGCCGCCGCCGGGCATCCGCTCGCCGTAGACGATCCGGCCCGTCTTCGCGTTCCGCCACCCCTTGCCGCCGCGCTTGCCTTCGTAGGCGGTCCATTCGTTCTGCTCGATCAGCCGTGGATCTTCGTCGTCCTCGTCGTCTTCGTCCGAGTCCTCGCGCCGCCGGCTCTCGCCCTCGCGCAGCGCCCCGGTCATCTGGGCGTAACGCGCGGCCGGCGTGCCCGAGGGTGCCTTGCCGTTGGCCCCGTTTTGTGCCGCGCCGTTCGCTCCGGGGGCGGGGCCGGGCTGCGGCGGCTGCCGCGCCTCGGCGGCCCGCTCCTCGACGATCTGCGCCTGCTGCTTCTCCGGGTCGAAGCCCTCCTGCGTCGTTCTTTCCGCCCGACTTATGATGGAATCGTCATGTAGCACCTTCAGCCGGTCGCTCTCTTCTTTTTTGTTGCGGCTGACGGGACTGGGGAAGCTGACGATCAGGTCGATCTGCTCGAGCACGTCCTCGGGCAACAGCGCCTGCTCGGCGCCGATCTCCAGGGCCTTGGTCTGGCAGGCGTCGGATAGTTCGGCCAAGTCGGACTGCGTGTCCTGCACGGTGACGGTGAAGGGGCTCTCGGCGGTCAGACTGGCGGCGAAGTTCGTGGCGGCGCTGTCGCCCGAGACGATCCAGTAGGGCACGCCGAACCGCGCCGCGACGGCCTCGAGCGCCTGCTGCACGCTGCCGCCCGCCGCGGCGCTGTTGGGCGACGAAGGGGGCGGCAAGGGGTCGAGCCCCTCGGGGATGTCCACGACGCTGCCGGCCTCGATGCGCTCGACGTAGACCTGGGACTGGTTGCCCGTGTCGCTGGGCCGCTCCATGACCGCCGCGGCCTGGGCGCCCTGCCAGGCACGCACGGAGCTTTCACTGGCGGCCTTGTGGCGGCGGAAGTAGGTGATACAGGCGCGGTTCTTCTCGCCCTCGCGCGTGGCCCAGCGGAGCTTGGCGCTGCCGATCAACTCTTCCTCCACGGCGTACAGCGACGGCACGCCGCGCTTTTGATCGCTCAGGCAATTGATCTTGGCGTGCAAAATAAACTGCGCCTCGACGATCTCGTCGGTACTCTCACGGAAGTTGTGGATGCAGTAGGCCACGGGGGCTTCGGCGTCGCTGCCGGCGTCGTCGTCGTCGCCGAGGTTCGGGGTGTGGATGCCGAAGGACCAGTCGCCCTCGGCGTCCTCGCCCGTCGGCGGGCGGATGGCGGCGGGGTTGACGAAGCGGACGAGGGTCGTGCCGTCCTTCTGCGGGAAGAAGCGCAGGAAGAACTCCCCGTCGACGTGCAGGCGGCGGACGAACTCGCGCTCGCGCTTCGTCCAGTTGTTTACGCGCTTGAACTCCTTGAGGAAGTCGCGCACCTTGGCGGCGAGTCGCTTGGGCGGCTCGGCGTCCTCCTTGACGGCCTGCACCTCGGTGGTGCTGCCCTTGCCGACGTTGTAGGCCGTCAAGCGGTCGATCAAGCCCGCGGCGTTGGGGTTCGTCTCGGCCAGGACGCGGGCGCGGTTGCGGGCGTGGTCGTGGTCCTGCAGCGTGCGCAGGGTGGCGTTCTTTTCCTTGCGCGTCTCGGGTCCGTAGATCGGGTGGACCGGCGAGAGCGGGCGGCCGTTGACCGTCCACAAATCCATCCACGACACGGGGCGGCCGTAGACGTCCGCGGCGGTGGCCTCGGCGAGCGTGCCGCTCCAGAGGGTGCGGGCGGCGGCCTTCAGGCGTGCGATGAGATTCACGTCGCCCCCGTGACTTCCCGCCTATCATGGACGGATCGGCGGGATTCGAACCCGCGAGCCCTGCCGCGCACCCAGGCTGCGATCGGCTCAGGCTTTTGCTCTGGGTCAGGCTTCGACCTCTCGCCCACGATCCGCGACCCCGTGTGTTTGGCGGCCTCTTCCACCCCGCCGGCCGCCGGGCGGGTGCAATGCGCGACGCGGTCCCACGAGGATTTGCCCGCGCCGCACCGTGGCTCACTTCTTGTCCGCGCGGTGCGGGAACGCCGTGCCGCGCCCGCGGTCGTCGGCCCTCGTCCTGTCCGCGTCCTTCTTCGCCTCGTCGGCCTTCTCCGCCTTCTCGGCCGCGTCGGGCGGCACCGGCGGGGCGGTGCCCACGGGCGCCGCCTGGTGCGGCTGCGGGGCGGGGTGCTTGAGATCAATTCCCTCGGGAGTAACGTGCTCGGTGTAGGGCACGCCCGCCTCCAGGGCCGCCTGCTTCGCGACCTGCGCCGCCTTCAGCGCCTCCTGCTGGTGCTTGTGGCTGGCGGCGTGCGCCTGCGCCGCGGCGTCGCGGGCGCGCGCGGCCTCGTTGGAGGCCAGCAGCTTCTTCTTCGCCTCCTGCTTCTCGTGGCGGGCCTTCTTGCGCTCGTCGGCGTGCTTCTGGCGGACGCCCGCGTCGTGCGCGTCGTCCTGGCGGTCCATGACCTCGTCGTACAGCTCGAGGACTTCGACCTTCTTGCCGCCCTGCATCTCGACGACGCAGCCGGCCTCGCCGACGGGATCGACGCTGACGATCAGGTCGCTGTTGACCAGGACGGGGGTGCCGGCCGGGTCGAGGGCGCCGGGCTGGCGGCGGGTTAACTGGATGAGCATGTTTCAGTCTCCGTTCAGGTTGCTTGCCACCTCTGCCTCTGTGTAAAGTTCTCGGCAGCTCACGACCTCGACGAAGCCACAGGCCGCGTAGTGAGCGATTTTTTCGTTCATACTACCTTGGCAGTCATCGTCGAAAAGGGTGACGTCCCAACAGCCTTCGGCGACCCTGTAAAACGGCGGGTTAGCCTTACAGGGGGCCAAGCCCGGAGCGCAACAGAAGTCCGGGCAGAAGACGAAGTGATCGCCCTTCCGCGGCGCGAAAGGCAAGTCGGCCGCCAGTCGCATCAAGGTAGTGCCGTCGGCACCACCAACGTGCAGATTGAAAATCACCCTCACGTCTGCCACCTTAGGTTCAGGCTGTCGGGGCGTCCGCGGCGAGGCCGGCGTGGCGGTATCGCCTCCACTTGTTGCCTTCCGCCGTGATCACCTCGTCTACGAAGACGTAGAGGTGTTTGGGACAGTCCGGGTTGCCGTATCGTTGCCTGTAATCCACGTCGGGCGGGGGCGGCGTGCCTTTGTCCTTGAACGCGGATTTAGAACCGTCCGCCGGCCCTCCGATAAATTCCCATATGACGAGCGCGCCCTCCGCCATGTCTAGCGCCTCCCGGTGAGCAGGTAGTTGATCAGGTCGCACGCCAGGTTCAGCGAGTCAGGAAAATCATCGTGCGAGGCGGTCGGGAACTCCCGCAGTTGCGCCAGGGCCAATCGGTAGCTCGTGGACCTGGCACACATCCGCACGCGGCGCTGGTCGAACAGCGGCCCCAGCCCCAGGCGTAACCTGACCTCCTTGTCTTCCGTGGAAGTCTTCCTGAACAGCGGGCAGTGCACGCCCTTCGCTGATGCCTTGCGGGCGATGTTGTCCGCGACCACTTCCTGAAAGCCGTTGCACTCGCAGACGAACGCATCGTACCTGTTACGGGACAAAAGTTCAACGCTGTAGTCTTCCACGGCCTCGGTGGGGATCACCTTCAGGTGCGGATGCACCCACATGGTCGCCTGTTTGTCAACCGTCACGTCGCACCAGGCGCTGTAGTCGCCGCGGCGGCTGCCCTTGCCCTTGGAGGGGTCCAGCGACAGCAGGCGCCACTTGACGGGCAGGTCGGGCGGGAGCTCGTCGTAGGAGAACGGGCGGCCGGGCAGATCGGCGAAGTAGTCCTCGGGCCACTCGATCATGGTCGAGTCGCCGCGCGGGTCGTTGTCGTACAGGCACGACCACAGGTAGCTCTGCCCGGCGAGTTCGTAGTCGCGCTTGATCTCCAGGAGGCGCGACAGCGGCCAGCGGGCGGGCCACAAAGCGGCGCCGTCCTCGCCTATCGCGCTCATGTGTAATCGGTGCCACTGCAGGTGCGGCGGCAGCTCGGGGTTCTGTGCCAGGAATCGCCCGGACTGGTCGTCGGGGTGGCGCCTGCTCATCACCGCCATCGCCTTGCCGTCGGGCTCCAGGCGGGTCATCAGCTCCGAGTTAACCCACGTCGAGAGCGCGTGCCGCTGGCTGGCGCTGGCGGCCTTCCTCGCGTCCTTGACGAGGTCGTCCATGACGATGAGATCCGCCCCCTTGCCCGCGACGCCACTGCCGGGGCTGGCGGTGCGCAACTCGCCCGCGTAGGGCGCAGCCAACGTGAAGTGTTCCTGCTTGCGGATGCCGCCCAGGGACACGCCGGTCAGCCGTTCGCCGTACTGCTCGATGGTGTGCTGCACCTTGACGGCCCATTCGTTCGCGAACTCCTTTTCATAACTGGCGAGGATCACGCGGCGGCTGGGGCGCGTCAGCAGATACCACGCCGGCAGCATCCACGAACAGTACCAGCTCTTTCCGTGACGCACGGGTATTTCGACCACGAGGCGGTTGTACGTCGGGTCGTCGGCGAGGCGCAGGCAGTGCTGTTCCAGGGTGCGCAAATGGCAGGGGAAGCGCCAGTGACGCAGGGTCTTTGCGCCCAGCAGGGAGGGGAGCAGGCGGGGCACCGCGTCACTCCGGGGGGTGGTTCACTTCGATGGCGCGGATCACGCGGACGGCGTCGTCGCACAACTCGCCCGTGTCGGCCGCGATGGTGCCGCCCTCTTCGGTGACGGCCCGCAGGTCGGATCGCCATTGCTCTCCCGCGCCCCGCCGCAGACCCTCCGCCAGTCCCGCCGCCCTGCCCGCCTCGTACCCCGCCGCCCACACGCTCGCCGTGCCGTCCTGGCCGCAGTCGTGCAGGGCGCGCGTGAGGTGCTCTATGTGGGCGAGGAGGTCGCGGCATTGGCGCACGAGTCTCTGCGAGATGCCGCCCGGGGCTTCCATCGCCCCGAACTCCTCGCGCATCTCCGCCAGCCGCTCGCCGCCCAGCCCGCCCGGCACGGGGCACTCACACAGGGCGCGCTCGACGGCGGCCTGGTGGGAGGCGGCGAGTTTGTCCCGCAGCCGGGCGGCGCCCTCGTCGGCGTGGGCGGCGTTGTGCCAAATGGCGTTGCCCTCGCCGCCCACGAAGACGACGTATCGTTTGCCAGGGTGGTCGAGCGACTCGATGCTCACCAGCCCCTCGGCCGCCTCCCGCGCGATCCGTCCCGGCGTCATGCTTCACTCCTCGTCCTTCTCGAACAAAGGCGGCTCGCCCTTCGCGGCGGCGGGCGGCTCGCGGCGCAGGCCGCACATGCCTATCTCCAACTGCGCCGCCTTGAGCTTCGCCTCGTCGGCGGCGGCGGGGTTCTTGCGGATGCTGCGCAGGGTGTGCAGCACGTCGTGGAAGGTCGTCTCGTGGTCCCGCGCGTCGAGGCCCTTGATGAAGTGCCGGGCGCGGGCGATGTAGGCGTAGGCCGTCGTGTAGCTGCACTTGTAGGTGGACACGAGGCGCTTGGCGACCTGGCTGGGGTACATGGTGCCCAGCAGCACGGCGGCGGCCTCGACGCGCTCGTCGAGGCCGAAGTCGCGCGGCGGAATCTCCTTGCCGTGGGGCTCGGGTATCAGGGCTGTGGGGATGCGTGCCATACTGTTGAATTGTATCACGCCTCCGGGGGCGGCTCCAGTTTCGCCAGCAGTTCCGCCACGATGGCCGCCTCCCGGCTTATCCGCTCCAGGCTCGCCAGCGCGTAGGCGCGGTGCGGCGCGAGCAGCGGCGAGCCGGGCGCGGACAGCTCGCGGAAGGCCAGGCCCAGACGGACGGCGCCCGACCGCGCGTCTTCGAGGGCGGACTGGTATTGCTCGGGGGTCATGGGTTCTCCTCCCGGCGACCGCCGGTCAGTCGTTGGATCAGCAGGCCCCGAACCGCTCGGGGTGGGCCAGTTGCAACAGCGCCAGCCGCGCGGCGTCGGGCCGCGAGAGCATGACGAGCCAGCCGCCCGCGCCGTCGCGGGGGTGCGCCCACGAGGGCGACAGGCCGGCGGCGACGAGCAGGGCGAACATGGCCGACGCCTCGGCCGGCCGGTCGTGGTCGTAGCGGTAGGCGGCGAAGCGCATGGGTTAGTCCTGATTGAGTATCAACGAAAGTGCCCAGCAGCCCCGGACGTGCGGCGCGCCGCCGTCCCAGCGCACCCAGGCGGACCCGGCACCTCCGGGCACCTGCTCCCAGCCCCGCAGGTGCCGCAGGATCGCCTCGTCGGTGCAGCCGCTTTCCTCCAGGGCGTCGGCGAGGACCGCCAACCGCAGGGGGTCGAGCGTGCCGCCGGGCAGGCGTTCCTCGTAGGCGGCCTGGGCGAGGGACAGGACGGTCGGGGTGAGCCAGGCGTCGTCGATGGTGAGTAGACGGCGGCCGGGGCCGGGGTTCTCTTTGCGCGACCAGACGCTTCCGCCGCCCGGATGTCTGTGCTTACGTTCGACGACGAGGAACGGGTTGCCGACGACGCAGCGCAACAGGGCGGCCTTCTCCGCCTGCGGGAAGTTGGCGTCCCACGCGAGCGGGTGCGCCCAGTTCGCCGCCGAGGATGAGGCGGCCGGATAGTGCGACTCTTTCCGTGCGGCCGGGATGATGGGAGCACCGAAGGCTTTCATTCGGCAGGCACATGCCACACAGAACAGCCGCAGCTTGCGATCGCTGACGAGGGGCTTACTCCGACTCTGAGTCGTGGTGCCGCCGTACGTCGGCTCCTCGTACGTCGTGCACGTCAGGTGCCGCAGCATCGCGGCGGGGTCTTCCGACGCCAGCCACTCGGACTCCGTCATGACGCCTCCTATCCGTGCATCGAGGGCGAGACGAAGCCGGCGGCCCTCTCCGG